GGACTGTATGACTCTACTCTTCTTTTTGAAAACTTATGGGACATGGATACCTCGTTTGTGATATTTATTAGTATCCGCCATATCCGCCACCACCACCAGAGGATGGTGGAGGAGTTGGTGGTGATGGTGGTGGTGATGGTGATGGAGGAGTAGGTGAAGGTGTTGGGGAAGATCCACCTGCGCCACCACTACCATAAGATTGTTGTGATGGTGGAGATGGTGCTGGAGTTGGAGTTGGAGTTGGCTCTGGAGCAGGAGTTGGTGATGGTGTAGCAGTTGGTGTATCTACACTATCTGTAGTGGTAACATTTGAAACTGATCCTCCAGTCTCTGTACTATATGATGTTGAACCAAGACTTTCCTCTTTAGTATCATAGATGAATTTGTGTTTTGTGGAGGAATGAATTATACCTACCATCTTTCTACCATTTGATGGGTGTATATGGAATGGACCATAGTATTCTTTACCATCAACATATCCAACAAGCAGATCATCTGATGAAATACAATCAACAACTGTCTTGATCTCACCTTGAGGATCTTTTGGTCTAGTGATAAGACGTGGACGTAAGATGGCACCAATTCCTTTCTTAGAAGTAATAAAGTATTCTAATCCTTCTTCAATGGATGGAATATCAAGATCATCATCAACTCCTTCAGTCTTTTTAGGTATCTTAATTAATTTTGTAATTCTACCATCATCATCTGTTTCTATTTCATATTCATTACCATTAGTATCAATAACTTTATCATCATCAGGATCGTATCCACCTCCAGATTTAACGATTATAGGACCATTTTCATCATCAGTAATGTAATCCTCTTCATCATCACCAGGGGTATAATCAGTTCCTGGTGATTCAACATAGATATCAATTATTTCTTGATACGTTGGTGAGTCTGGATTATAATCAATCACAGCTCTAGCAGCGGCACCATATCCACTTTTACATTCATCAACAACTTCGACAAATGGTGGGAATGTGTATCCTCCACCACCATTAACTAAATCAACACCAATTAAACTACCAGTAACACCTCTGCCAGCATCTGAAAGTTGAAGGATTGCTTTAGCAACACCACCGACTCCATTGATACCACCACCAAAGATTTTAACTTTTGTTCCACCACATCCACCAAGTTCTGGTGGACCGGCAAAACATTCTCCAAGAGGACTTTTGAATCCAGGAACAGAGACACTAGGATTAGCAAAATCAAATACTCCAAGAGATCCAGTAGCACCAGCAATATCTTGAACTGTATTGATTGCCAATTCTGCTAAATTTTGTGCCTCATTGGCAGTTCTTAAAATGTCTTCTACTGGTACTCCAACTTTATCTGTTGTTCCCTTTCCTATCACCCATTCATTAGAAGCTAAATCAAACTCTGGTGCTATTTCATTACATCCAAGTTTATCTGCTAAACCTAAAATGGCATCAGCAGTACTTCTTAAGAAGTCAAGAGGACTGAATCCCATCAAAATTTTATCCAATCCACCCATTAATGGTTGTAAGAATTTAGTAACTCCTCCAATAATATGATTCATTATTGAACCAATGACTTGGTCTCCAATACATGATACAAAATTATTTACATTTTCAGCAACACTTTGTAGAACACCTTTTATCATATCACCAAGACCATTAATAACATTATTTGCTACACATGGTATGGCATCAGATAATTCTTTAACAGGGGAAATAAACAGTGCTTGGGCAATGGTGCCTGCTTTATCAGCGGCAATAGGATTGCCAGTGGCAGCAAGAACTGTAGCGTAAACAGTATCATATAAAACCTGTAGACCACCATTCAAGACAGGAACCATGGCTTCAGATAGATTCTTTGTCATATCCTGAACCATCTTAGTGGCACTTTTCTGAATTCCAGCAGTTACGCCATCAATTTCTTCAAAGATTCTTTGTTTTACTCCATCAACGGCACTAGTAATACTGTTAATGCCAACATTGATAGCATCAAAACCACCTTGAACACTTGATATGATCTCCTGTATTCTTGTTACAAAGTTTTCAGTTTCATTCTTAATTTTCTGAGGAGCACTATCTCTATCTGTAGACGCTACGGTTACTTTTTGACCAATAACATTTGATGCAGCATTTACCTTTTTTCTAGGATCATTTTCTGGATTTACTTCCGAATTAATTTTGTCAGCAGTTTTCTTATCTACGGCAGGCGGTGATGGTTGACTAGTTGTATTCTGCTCATTAGATTCACTTGACGCGATAAAAGAACCATCATTGTTTATCGATCCAGTTCTTCCAGTAAATGGTACAAATGGACTTAAATAATTATCAGATGGAACCTGACTTGTTCTACCAAAAACTCCAACAATTACAGGAACCTGAGCATTATCGCCATCCAAGAAGAATCCAAAAACAGTATCACCTGGAGATACTGCTATTGTTTTTGCTCTATTAGCTGCTCCAGAACCATCTGTGGTTCCTAAAAGAACAATTGCCCAGGGCAAATCTTTATTTGGAAGATCATTTAGACTATATGGGTGGTACCCCATAATACGAACTTTTACTCTATTACCCCATCCGCCGCCATCATTTTGTTGAGCATACTCCTCCTCTTCTGGTGGTATCTGACCAATCCACCAACGGAAACCATCCCTTCCAATAAAATTAGTTTTTAGTAAAGACTCCTCTAACATTATTTTTCTTTATTATTTGGATTGTGCTGTCCGAAAGTATCTCTAACAAGTTTCATTGAGGTCCAAGTTCCCTCAGTGTCAAAATGATGACATAACTCTTTAATCATATATAGACCACTTTGCTCCTGGTCAAACTCAGATACATCACCAGTTGTATTTGTAGGAAATAAACACTCGATTACATTACCTGCTTCTAATTTAGTATTACCTGGAACAGTGAGTGTCAGTGTCTGTGTCATCAAACTATTATATCTAAACAGTGCTTGTGATTGATATAATAATGGATCTGCGTTGACCTCAGTTGAAACACCAATCTCTTGTGTTCCTAAATCAATTACTCCAGTAATCAAACGTGTTGGAGTATCCCCTAGGGTTAATTCTGACGTATCACTAATCTTGGGTAGAATTATTTTATCACCTAAATTTCTAGATTTGTCAATGTAATCATCTTGCTTAAAAGTTCCTTTCTCCGGATGTGTAAATGTGCCATTAAGTGGATTAAAAAAACTTCTCATACTAGCATACACACCTAATCTTAAATTTTCAGATAAATTTTGATTCCTATTGGTTACATAACTTACAATAGTAAAATCTTCAAAGTCTTTGTTAGATGGAACAACTTCTGTTGATGTATAAGTTTCAACAGATTCTGATGAAATAAGTTTATCAATAGATTTGAATTTGTATCCACTTTGAGTTTCAAAAAACAAATATCCAGCAGTTCCATCACCTTCCATTTCAGGTACTGCCTTGGATGCCAACCAAGTCAATACAGTAAATGGTTTTCTCATATTACCAATAAAACCATACTTGTTCATTGACTGGTCTATCTCAACATTTTTACTTGTCTGTAGATATTTTATAATTATTTGTTCAGCAGAAGCTGATATTGGTGAAGATGTTGGGAATTTTACTGGAACTCTAGCAGTTTCATTAGTAATTGCTTCTCTAGAGCAGAGATTTAATACAAAGTTTTCAGTTTTACTATCAGTTATAACATTTGAAATACTTGAAACATAGAATGACATATCCATTCTATCCTTAATCTTCATCGTTACTCTTTCACCACCTCTTAAGGGTAATCCTTGATATATTCCTTTACCGTTAATTGTATTACCAGTATTTGTTACAAGTATCTTAACGGTGATTGTGGGTGAAAAAATATCTTCGTAATAGTCAATAGATTGAATACCAAGTCTTAGATCAACAGTTGTTGACCCATCGTTAGACTCTATAACTATTTCTTCATATATTGAAGGATCTGACAGGGACATTATACGTATTCTAACTCTCTAAGAAGTGTCTTTGTAATAAAACTATTTAACGTATTTCCGCTAGGAATGGAAATAGATTCTCCACTACTGGATTGAGTCATTGGTGCGGAAGGAGAGGATCCTGATGGAATTGGAACAGTGATAATAGATCCTTTCTTTTCTGGTGTAACTTCCTGAGCAACCTCTCTTCTACTCGCACCACCTTCAATGTTTAATGATTGTCCACCGCTTCCATTAGACATTTCTGGTGTGGTAGATTTTTTACCTTCAATCTTTGCCTTTGTTAGACGTATCAGAGAAACATAAGGTGCCGGAACCATATTGCCACCATAATTTGTCGAACCTCTTTCAGAAGATGCCTCCAAATGGATATGTGGTCCAGTGGAACGACCCGTAGAACCAGTGATTGCAAATGAAGTTCCTGCTGGAATTTTACCTGATGATATAAGTATTCTACTATTATGTGCAAATCTCAGTTGAACACCAAGGGATGGAACCCAAACATCTATAACATTACCATATCCCCCACCGCTCTTAGTTCCAACTGCTTCAGCATCGGCGGTGAGTGAAATAAACAATCCTGCAGCACAAGCAATATCAATACCTCCATGTGGTTTTGTTCTAAAACTTTCCTGCATACCTTTCGTTGAGGTAATTATTGCTTGAGATTGACCACCAAGTAATTGAGTAACATCATCATTTACTTTGTATCTAGTGCTATCTTCAACATCTCTGGAAATGGTTGGTTGAGTGCTAGCACTTGCTGCTTTTTTGGCAGCAGGCAAAAAGTCTCGATACTTACCAGTGCGATAAACAGTCCAAGCATCAAACCCCTGTTGTTTAAATATTTCATAAGCAGCCTTAGCATTTGTGACGGGATTAAATAATTCTTTCTTGCTATCTATACCAAATAATTTTAATCTCTCATCAGCATATCTAGGATCCATGTTGATTTGCCATAATCCATAAGAATCCTCTCCAGTATTTCCATCAGGATTGTATCTTGCACCAATATTACCACCAGACTCTGCCAACGCAATTGAAACCATTGTTGGAATGTTCTTTTCTGGAATACCTGCCGTTTTAGCAATTCTTGCTATTTGTTCAGGACTTGCTTTACCACCTGAAGGAATCGGGTCTGATCCTTGCTGTCCTTGCCCCTGTTGTCCTTGTCCTTGTCCCTGTTGTCCAGAGCTAGGAGTCTCAGGATCTTCAACCTCAAATCCCAATATTTTTTTAGCAGTATCACCAAGAATCTTGAATAAATCAAAATTCCTCAGTGCTTGTTCAAATCCTAAAAAGTCTCTAGTAACTGCTTGAGCACCAGATTTTGCTTTATCAGATGCTTCTTCAATTTGTTTCTTTTGACCTAAGAAATCAAAACTAAATGCTCTTGTTGCTATATCACCAAGATTAGATGTAAATCCTGTAAAAAAGTTTATTGTTCCTTCAAACCAATTCTTTAATATTCCAGCAGCTTTTTGTATTCTACCAATAAGATCTTGGACTGTATCGATTATAACTGGTAGATTAGTAACAATCCATCCAACCAAAATTGTCCCGATAAAATCCATGATCCTACCAAGGAACCCTTTTGTGCTGCTGCCTATAACTTTAGCGGTTCTTCTAAAAATACCACCTACTCTAGATGCTTCTATTTGATCTTCTTTTTCCCTTCTTCTAACTGCTTCTCTTCTTTTTGAGAATAATTCTCTTCTTTTTATTATTGAGTTTCTTCTCTGTCTATTGCCTTCGGTGAATCCACGAATTATTTGAGAGGAAGTGGCATTGGCAGCACGTAAACTCACGCCAAAAGCATTAATAGAATTTTGAATGGTTTCAATAGTGTTACTATTACCAAGAAGAGATTTTTTTATTGCCATCAGACTGATACCACATTAAAGTTAGACATAGCACCCAGGGTGTACATATTATCACTATTATTAGTTGGATACATTTTAACAGAAGCAATAGAACCAGTAGCAGCAGGAGTTGCGGCACTTTGTTTTGATTCCCCACTGCCCGTTGCTAATGGAACTACAGTTACTCCAGGTTCTTGTGGTGGTTGGGAAACTCTCTTTGCTACTTCTTGACTTTTTGCATTAGACTGTAGCATAGATGGTGGAAGTTTTCCGTATTTGCCAATATACTTTTCTTGCTCAATAAATTCTGTTGTTTCAGGATCGAGAACTTTCTTACCAATTTTTCCTTCAGAACCTACTGGTTTATTCAAATCAACTTCCCCACTGCCAAAATCAGCGGTCATTTTTACTAAACCAGATTCTGCTTCTTTGGTTGGACCTGGTGGTTCTGGTCCTTCAGATTTATCATCCTTTGGAACCATACTACTCATAATATTAGTAGCGATATTAGCTGAAAGATTGGCAGAATTTTGAAGGGATTCGATTGAGGATGAAGATCCACCCTTTCCTTCTAAATTCCCTGATTGATCTCCGTTTTCTGTAGTTGATGATGTTTCAGGAGGATTTTCTTCACCAGGATCTAAAAATAAATCCATAAAGTCCCACCATTGATTGGTGCTTTTTCCGTCCATTTCTGGATTTGAATTAGATGCAGGGTCAGTATTTAATTCATTAGAGGGTTCCGAATTATCATTTGTATTTGGTGCTGAAGTTGGATCATCATCACTTTTTAATTTTCCAGCATCCGGAAATGGTGGTTCTCTACCAATAAATGAAGCGATACCATTAGCAGCAATCTTCAGAGCATCAGATACAAACGCCAATAATTGTCTACCAGGTCTTGTAAATAAACCAACTGCCGCTATTGCTAATAATTTAACACCAAGCAATGAGAATGTTCCAAGTATGGCAGCAACTCCTAACTTAATTGCTGCCATAGTTCCACCTATAATAACAAGATTTTTCAACACATTATTTTTAATTTCTTCAAGTTTTTCTTTATTATTGCCACTCAAAGCTTGTAAAGTTTGAATACCTTGATTTAATAACCATCCACCAAAAATGGAGACAAAGAAATTCTGAAGTCTCCCCAAAGTGAATTGTGCCTTTGTAGCAAGTCTTTGTGCGGGTGCTAGTGCTGCTGCTTGTATCTTCTTTTCAATCGTGCTTTCTTTTCCTTCTCTTAATTTCTGCTCAGATAATCTTCTTTCTAAATCAATCTCTTGTTGTTCTTTCTGTCTCTGAAGTGTTTGTGATACTTGAAAATTTCTAGCAATAACTGAAAGAGATCCTGCTAATGACTGCATTTGAACAGTCATACCTTGAATTTGATTTGCTACAATACCAAGTTGTAATGAATTCTTTGTTATTAACGTGTTCGTCTCAGCAGCATCTACCGCCATAGGAGCGACTGCTCTGCCCGTGTAAGCGGAGGCAGAAATCCTAGGTCCTCTACCAAATATTGGAGAAATCTCAACCATTCTGCTGTTGTGCCTTTAAGTTTTCTTCTTCAATGTATTGTTGGAGGAAAGCAAGATATATTTCTTTCTCCCAAGGTATCATATTTTCTAGTTCTGTCAAACTGTATTTATGGTGTTGCATCAAAGCAAAGTTAATTCTAAAGTATGACTCAAGATCTGTATGAGCCATACCTACCCGAAAAAACTTGCTAACCCCTCCAAAATAATCTCATTATCAACACCAGTATTTGGATTTGTTACAATTAACTTATGAGAAAGTTTGGGCATAGTAGAGAAGAAAGTTTCAACTTCTTTAAATTGTTTAGAATTTAATTGCTCAATAAATTCTTTAAGTTCTTTCTCAGTACAGTCTGCTGAAGACCAAGATTCTTCTTCACTATAAATCTGTTCAACACATGACGTAATAATATCAAAAGTATTATCAAGATTGACATCACTAACTACGAAGTTGTTTTGAATAAATTCATTCATAGAGGGATATCTCATTCTTAGAGTCAAACTATCATCTAGTTTTATATCTCTGGAATGTTCTTCATCATATTGAACTTGTATTGAATCTAAATCGATTACTGTTGGAACTTTTGTAGTGCCATCATCTGGACATGTAATTAGAACTTCTACTTCTTCCCCGACAGATTTACCACGAATATTTAAGAATAGATATTCAATATCGAATGTGGATAATTCTTCTACTTTAACTCCTCTAGTGATGATGCAGTTTTTGATTACATCTTTTACAGCACTGGCAATCTGCTTTGTATCCTCACTCTCCATAGCAAGAATCAGAACTTTCTCTTCCTTGACTAAAAATGGTCTATACTTTATCTTTTTTTTAGTCGAAGGTATCACCAACTCATAAGTTGGTGTGGCAATTTTTGGTAAAGGCATAATATCCTAAACAATTCAGTAAAATTATTTAGTGCTGTTAGCTAAACCATCACCACTACTACTTACAAAGTTAGAATTGTATATTTGAGATGATGATAAAATTGTTGTTCCCGCATCAAACAAATCATTATTAAATGCTTTTGATGCTGCTGAAGGATTAAGTAGTGTTCCAAAAGGATTACCAGTACTAAAAACAGCACCTGGAGTTAATCCAGATAATAGAGAAGGAGCAAAATTTGATTCTGCTCTTTCCTCCTTATTTCCTTCAGTTCTAAACAATTCGTTTATTGATCGTGATTGACCAGAGTAATATCTATCGTAATGAAAGGATGCTGTTGCTTTTAATATTGTTGATCCTTCATATGATACTGGAGTAGAATTTAATGATATTGGAAAAAGACCAAAAAATCTATATTCAATGTATCTTTTGTAATCTCTCTCAAATTTTATAATCCTCGTTTCATCACACTTATATTCACTTGGATATCTCATTTTATAGTAATACCCTTTACGAAGCGGAGATACACCACCAGCAGAAGTTTCTGTGCCACTACTAATAAACTCCATCCAGTGTTCTAGGAACTTAAGAGATCTATATGCGGTATCAACATAAAAATCCAAATCAATTTGAACAAAGGTTCTTGTATGAGCAAATTTTTCTGCCACCCCTTGATAGTTACCAATGACATCTGCAGTAGCAAATCCACTTCCAGGTAAGGATGCTCTACAACATAACAGTGATAGATTATCATTAATAAATCTATAGTCCATTCCCCTATCACTCAAGTGCTTTCTTAAGTTTGCAGCGAGACCGCCAAATTCAAATACAAAGTGTGAACTCTGAGCAACTTGAGATAAAACTGGTGATATTTGCGATATTTTCTTTGGGAATGGTCTAGGCACTCTAAATACCAATAGGTGATTGTTTAGTTATTTAGATGTCATATAGGGGAAAATACAAACCATCATATCCCAAAAAATATAAAGGAGATCCTACTAATATTGTTTATAGATCCCTATGGGAGCGTAAGTTTATGGTTTACTGTGATAATAACTTAAGTGTTTTGGAGTGGCAATCTGAGGAATTTTTTATTCCATATAGGTCTCCTGTTGATAATAAAATACATCGATACTTTCCAGATTTCTTTATCAAGTATAAAGATACGGATGGTAAAATCAGATCATCACTGATAGAAATTAAACCACTAAGACAGTGTTCTCCACCATCTAAACCAAAGAGACAAACTAAAAAATATCTTAGTGAAGCATATGAATATGCAAAAAATCAAGCAAAGTGGAAAGCAGCGCAAGAATTTTGTAGAGATAGAAGATGGGAATTTAAAGTAATGACGGAGAAAGAATTAGGTATCAAATAATGGCAAAGAGACCAACAGATACAGATACTAACGTTAATAGAATCCGTTCTGCTGTTGATGAAATGACAGGACTTGCTGATCCTGATGATAGGATGCTGGGAGTTCTTGAACTTTTGACACCATCTTCTGCTAGAGAAGTAATTCCTGGAAAAATATATTTGTTTATATACAACGCAAAAACACCAAATATTCTTTACGATTCAAATCCATTCATTGCTGTCACTGATGTATTTCAGTGGGGATTCAGAGGATTAAGTGCTCATTGGCGTGAACCACGTCAATATACATGGAGTGAGGTGGGAAGTGATGTTTATGAAATATACAAATCTGAGGTAAGAGATATACTTAGGTTATCACTTATGAATAAGCGTCTAAATAATTAAAAATCTATCTATAGATGGCTATCAATTATAATACAGATCTTGGTGACACTTTAGACCTAGGTAGAGATTATGTATCAGTCCTCAAGGATGGTTTGAATGTATCGCCAGATCCAACACAGGTAAAACCTGCTGATGTCCTTCAATATCCCTTAGATGTTGAGGTTGACCATCAAGATATGCTGCTTATAAGAATTTTCAAGCAAGTAAAAAATCCATTAAACGTATTGACCAATGCTGAAGGAAAAGACGGTTTAATACAATTTGGGAAAACAATTGTTGATGGAAAAGAAAAAACAATTGTTAGCAAAGTAAATGAACTGAGACAGAGAGATGAAAAATTTAGTAAGAATTTATCAGATGGAGAAGCTAATTCGCTGAAAAAAGATTCCAAATATATTTGGCTTCCAATACCACAACAGATCTCAGATTCATTAACTGTAGGATATTCGGAAGACACTTTAAATCCATTACAAGCAGCAGGATTAGCATTAGCAGATGATGCTATTAAAAATCCAGCGGAAGCATTAAAGAATACTACAGACATAGCAAGTTCTATCTTTAGATCAGCAGATCAAGTTGGTTCTGGCACAATGAATGCTATTAAGTCAATTTTAAGTGCTACCGCTATCAATCAACTTGGTGCTAACGTAAATCCACAATCACTTATTACTCGTTCCTCTGGTCAAATTCTTCAATCTAATCTGGAGTTGCTCTTCAACAGAGTAACATTAAGATCTTTTCCATTTGTTTTTGATTTTACTCCTAGAGATCCTAAAGAAGGAGACATGGTTAGGAGAATAATCAGAACTATTAAAATGGCAACTGTTGCCAAAAAAGGTAATGGTGTCTTCATCAATTCACCAGATGTATTCCAATTTGAATACGTTTCTGGTGGGGAAAACAAACATCCATTTCTTCATAATTTCAAACTTGGTGTTCTTGAAAATGTAAGCATCGACTACACCGCATCCGGAACTTATGCTACCTATCAGGATGGAACTCCTGTTCACATAAGAATGTCTTTAATACTAAAAGAAATCAATCCAATTTATATGGAAGATTACGCAGACCATCCAGATGGAGTAGGTTTCTGATGTCATATTTTAGAGAACTACCTGATATTCTATATCAGTCAAACTTATTACATAAGACTTCATCACAGGAGTATATAAGAATCAAGAATCTCTTTCGTAGAGTAAAATTGAAAGATGATGTATTGGACAGTGTTGCCTTTTTCTCAAAGTACACAATTCAAGATGGTGAGAGACCAGATGTGATAGCAGATAAACTTTATGGATCACCCGATCGTGATTGGATAGTTGTTCTATCATCAGGAATAACAAATATCAAAGATGAATGGCCACTGAGTAATTATGATTTATATCGCTACTCTGAAGATAAGTACGGAACTGAATTAAATTCTGTTCATCATTATGAAACGTTTGAAGTAAGAGACCGTAGAGGAAGACTTATTGTGCCTGCTGGACAAAAGGTTCAAGCAGACTTTAGCATTCCGCCACCGTATGATGCTACTTTAAATTCAACATACTACGTTGGTGTAAGACCACAAACAGATAATATAAAATACACCTCAGTCAGCAATAATATTAGTCCTGTTGTAGGTATATCAAACTTTGAGTATGAAACCATAAAAAATGAAGGTAAAAGGAACATCGATCTGATGAAACCTTCTTACCTTCAGCAGTTTTTAAATGATATGAGAACCTTGATGAACTATGATGAGAGTTCTCTGACAATCAATAAGAAACTAATGACTACAGAGAACACAAGACTCATCACTTAAATAACAAATTAAAGTATGCCGCAATCACTAAAAGTGTAAGGCATATTTGATTATATTTCACTATCAATCTTCAGCAAGTTTGGCGAAGTATGAAAGTGCGTCATCATCATCAGATGAAGAACTGGAGGTCACGATATCCTCTGCGTTGAAGTCACCAGGAGTGGAAGTTACCGTAGGAGTAGCACCACGGTTTTCACGTCGGAACTCTTCTTCTTCATTCACTGACTCTTCATCTTGGAAGCGAGGAGTGCCCTTGTTACCAAGAACATAATCAAGACGCTTCTTCAGAGTATCATAATCTTTGAACTGATCGGCAGCAACAAACTCTTGAAGAGAGAATTGCTTCTTCCAAATTGCTTCCATTGCGTCATCGTCGTCCAAGAGTGCGCCTTGAGCGGCGAACTCAGAAGAATCGTAGTTACGATAACCTGCAACGTTCTTTGCTTTCAGTTTAAAGTTGGCACCTTGCCAGAAGTCGAACGGATCAATTGCCTCTTCATCCTCAAACTCAGGTTGCATAGCAGCGGTGAGTTTGTCGAAGATTTTCTTGCCATACTTATACAGCATGACTCTGCCTTCATTCTGAGGGTTAGCAGGGTCTTTCACAACATAGATGTTGCTGATATAAGTCAGTTTACGCTTCTGCTTACGAGCAGCATCTTTACCTGCATCAGTGCCATTGTTCCACAGCAGAGAGTTACACTCAGATACAGGATCTTTCTGACCCAAAGTGGTCAGAGAGTTTTCAATGTACCAACCACCAGGACCTTGGAAGGCGTGAGAGTACAGTTTCACGAAAGGCAGATCTTCACCATCGGGTGCGGGCAGGAAACGGATAACGGCATAACCATTGCCGCTCTTATCACACTCTAGTTTCCAGAGACGGTCATCAGAAGAACCACCGCCATTGTTATTCATTTTTTCGACTTCCTTGACCAGTTTTTGGGTCAGGGAACCAAGTTTGGATTGCTTTTTAAGGTCTGCGAAAGACATTAGATACCTCGGATAAATTGGATGTTTGGATTTACTTAGATAGTATAGCAAGAAAACTATCAGGCGTCAACGTATTTTTTGAGTGCCTCAATAGTTGCGTTCATACTTCTAAAAAGCATAGTCATATCAGTCTCAGGTGGGAATCCCATCATTGCTACTGATTTTCTCAAATTCTCTTTCATCTCAATCGCTTTAGGATCATCTGAAAGAGATAGTCTAGTATACATCACTTTCTGCTTTTCTAGCAAGTCCTGAAGAATTTCAATGTGCTCAAGTTTCTCTTCCTTGTCCATCATGCCAAATCCAAAGAGAGAACCGTAGATTTTCTCTTGGAGTTTATTAATCTCATTCAGTTCTTCCTGAATGATATCAGAATCAAAAAAGTCACTCATGCACTAATTCCCTTAGAATTTTTTTGTATTTGAACACATCAATATTTATGAAGGGTCCATATTTTTTTAATTTCAGACTTACGGTTTCCCATACGGGATCACTCAACTTTTTATCAAAGTCTTTGGAAAAATTGAAGATCTTATCCCAAATCACAAAGTTTTCTAGTGAAATTTTACCACCTAGATATGCTTTCAAAATTTTAGGATGCCCCCTAGAACACTCAAGTAAATCTTGTAATTCATTCTCTGAAAGTAGATCATTACTTTGTTCTTTAAAAAGATATGTTGAACTCTGCCTACGTTTCATCCACTCCGCGTAAGTTCTTTCACCAGAGTTGATGATTTCTCCTATCCATAAACTTTGTGGATTTTCGGCAGCAGAAAAATTAGACACCAAAAAATCAACGACCTCTTCATCGGAATACTTACGAGAAGTCTTTTCAAACCAATACTTGTCTTTCCTCTTGTTAAAAGAGGTCAAACTAGCACGGGTCTTTGCTCCGTATTTAAAGAAGTCGTATTTGGGATTAGTGAAATGATTTTTTAGTGACAAATAATGTTGATAAGTTTCAAAGGGTGTCACGATCATAGAGGAAGTTTTGCTCTTGAGGTACGCTTCATGAAGTTGAGACGGGTAGCATCCCACTTCAGTTTTTCTTTAAGAGGTTTGGAGACCAACTTAGTAATAGAGTCTACCTCAAGTTCATTGATTTCGCAATAGTGAACGATAGCATCAATGTAATTAAGTCTCTCGTTAGAAACAATCTTCTCAATTTCTATAGCAAATTTTGATGGAGTCAAAAATTTACTCTCAATTGCCTTTTCTAGTTCTTTATTAGGTTCCATAGAGTTCCAATTTATCTCTAACAAACTTTCTAATGTACTCGGTGAGTAGTTTGATGTACTTTGATTTGTCACGCTCTTCATAGACGACACATTCTCCATTTTCACAAGCCATAATGATTACAAGTTTTTTGACTGAAATACCAGTCAATTCATATAGCATACAACCATATGCCATACATTGGACAAAATAGTGGTCGATCCACTCTCGTGGTTTTGGTTTTGCTGATGTTTTAAAGTCGATTATAGCTAACTCGCCGTCATATTCAGCAATACAATCTACAGTCCCTGCTACACCCAGTTGTTTACTATACAGAGACCCTTCAAGGGCGTAAATATTATTTATAAGTTTTAGCTTTTCTTTGGAAATCTTGAATAGAAAGTCAGATATTGGTTGAACCTTTGGAAGACCTTCATTTTTAAGATGATATTCTACAAGAGTATGCATATCAGTTCCACGGCTAGTAGCGCGTTTAGTGATACGATCTGCTTCTTCATTACCAACTTTTTTTCTCCAATTAACAAATATCTCCTTATTAAAATGACTGGTCACCGATGTAATGGAGACCAGTCTTAGGAGTTCTTCATCATCTGGAACTTTATAGTATCTTACACCATCAATAGTTTCACGTTCCAGACTGGGAAGATTAACATCAACATGATTAAACATTAAAAACCCGATTCCATTTTTGCGATGATGTATTCTTTAACAAGTCCTGAACGAACAATGTCATCAACACCAAACTCAATTATATCAAAAGATTCCATTTTACGCAATATACTTAGAAAATCAACAATACCATTCTTTTCCTTATCTTTTTGTAGATCAGATTGACGTGCATCACCACAGAAGCAGATCTTAGTATTCTCACCAACACGAGTGATGATACTATCAAGTTCATGGAAGTTCAGATTCTGGAACTCATCCACAATAACAATAGCGTTATCAAGAGTAGTTCCACGTAAGAATGAAGTAGACCAGAATTTAATGGACTCTTGAGACTTCAGGTTTCCATATAGCATCTCAAAGTCTGCATCACTAGGCATCTGGAACATATACTTCACCATATTCTTATATGGAATTTGGTAAATGTCTGCCTTGTCTTCATGGGAACCTGGCAAAAATCCTATCTCTCTGGTTGCTACAAGAGAGCGTACAAGATAGATTCTTTCGTAAGGAGTATTTTCACTTAAAACGTCACGAAGCGCGTTGTAGAGGGTTATAAAGGTTTTACCTGTTCCTGCGCATCCATAGGCAACGATATGTTTTCCTTCTTGATAAGAATCAAACAGTTGCTTCTGATTATCAGATAGTGGATCAATACCAACCAAGTATTCCTGGCTGAGTGGTTTTTTTCTTTTCATCTGTTTTGTAGTGAGTCCAACCCCAATAGGTTGCTCTGCAGATGCTCTTTTTCTTCTTGCCATACTAAATTTTCTTTACTCTAGAACCAGGTGCTTTTGCTGCTTTACCAAGGACATCATTCCATCCAGGATTTCTGGAAACAAGTTTATTTTGCCAATCTCCAACTTCCTGAGCAGATGCTACTCCCTTTGACCAATCCTTATCCCAATCGGGATTTTCTTTCCTCCATTTCTCATAATCAGAAATTGTCAAGTTTAATTCCTTTTCTTCCCCGGTTTCTTTGTGTTTAACAGGATATATGGGCATGATACTAAATTCAAGTGTTTTATTTATTATAACCAATTGAAGTTCAAATTGACTCTACCCTTGGCATTTGTTGTGGTGGTTGATCTGTGTTTAACACTTCCGTTAAATATATAAAATCTATTCCCAATACTATTAATTTTAGTGCCATCTTCAAACTCAGTGTAACCATCACAAGTATTAAGACAATAAATGCCAGAATGATGATCAAATGGTGTATCCGAATGATAAGGATGTTTGTATAGAGTTTGTGTTCTAGGAAAATGATTTAATTTTATTCTCAAAATTGCTTTATGCGAATAAGTTTTACCATTTAATTTGAATGTCAAAAACTTACCAAAAATATTCAGTAAATCATAAAATTCATCATTATTGGGTTTTCCTTCATTATAAAAAGAATGATATAAACACCAATTATCTAAACTGTTTTTATCATCAATACCATGACCCGAAACTTCACCTTGAACATAAAGATTTAGTTTTGGATTAAAGAATAAATTTCTCTTAACGAGTTCAAAGGTTTGAATAGGAAGGGCATCATCAATAATCTTTACTTCCATTCTAGTGCCTCAGCACAGGTTGGAAATTGCTCAATAAAGACTTTCTTACAACCTTCTGCGAGATCCATATGCTCTTTCTGAGTACCGTTAGCGGTACGCAGATTGATATAATGAATCCATGAACGGCATGAACCGGACATGTAGATTCTAGTAGGCGTGGCAAGGGGAAGCACAAAACGTGAACATTCCTTTGCGATCCCCATATCAAGCATAGATTGATACAGTGTCATTGCTTCATCAAAGTGACGACGAATTTTGATTTCAAACTCTTGCTTGACAAAAGGATCAATATCATCAATAGAATTCTGACGATTCTTGGTATCCTGACGACGAAGTTCAGGAATAGGAATAGTGTCCGCAAGCATTGAACTATCAGCGTAGCGTTGCGAAAATTCTTGATATGTGAAACTACGGTGACGAAGCACTTGAGCCGCTAATCCTCTGGTAGTTTCAAGTTCCAGAGTCATAAATGCCTGTTCAAACACAGACCAGTGGTTGTGCTTAATACAGTAACCCAACAATTTGGCGTAGTTAGGATTTTCTTGATTATTGGGGTTTGAGACGCGGGCAACATATGCCATCATCTTCTCCGCATCAGGAGTCACACTGATAAATTTTACGCTCATTTAAATCCCTTAGATACTTTTTTCTCCAGTATAGCAAGTTCTTTTTCTAGAACTCGCAATTGTTTCTTCATCTCTATAAGTTTTTCTTCTGTGTAGAGATGTTCTTGCTTCACTAATCTGCGAAGCAATTTCATATATTTTCTAGCCCTGTCAGTCGGGATACCCATCGTCATCGTTAAACACCTCGTCGTAATCGCTGTAATGATGTGGAGGATCGTCGAAATTATCGCGCTTATCTATATAAGCACTTGGATCCGAATACACCTCTGCTTTCAACCCATCAACCAAAAGTTCTAAGTTACGGACGATGAGTTTTAATCGTTCTTTGTCCATAATAGTGTATACACTGAAGATATTATAGCACATAAAAAAAGAGGGTGATCAACCCTCATCTAAAAGAATTCTGCAGATTCGCTTACATGTAGACTGGTCTTCATCGCATTCAATTAAGCAGTCAAAATAGTCGTTTACCAGATCTAATTCGTCATTACATCGGTCTATCGTGTTCTCAAAATGAATCCATTCTGCTAATTGATTACGAGAAATAAGATTGTGCATCAAACCTCCACGCATTTTTGAAATAATGTAAATATAATATGGCAGAAATTTCAAAACATAAGCGAATTCCTTAATTCTGTAATATTTAACACTGTTTGTGTTAATTCACTAACATTTGTATAGTTGTTACATAAAGACAAAAAAAAGAGAGGTTTCTTAACCTCTCTTGAAAACTTTCCAATTTTGAATGCCTCTGGATTTAAGAAAAACCCATTTAGCATATGTCACTCCACGATATGTTAGTAGTCTAAAGACCCTATCAGGCTCGTGAATCTCTGGATCGTATTCTGGAAGATCATAATAAAGTTTGATCTTCAGCATTTAATATCCCTCAACCTTTTTGTAGTAGAAGGATTTCACCATAGATTAAAGACATTCCAGCAATACATGCCAATGTGATTACACTTGTGATTTGTAGTGCTTCCATGATTGCCTCATTTGGTGTAAGTACGACCACGATAGCAGAAGGTGCCGTGAGTCTCTTTGGACTCTACACGATTAGCATTATACTTAACACCACGATATGCAGTGTGAGTAAGTTGTGCATCGCGCAGGGCAGACTGCTTATCGATTTGCTTTTTGATGAGAGTGAGTGTGTTCATTTGTTTACTCCTGAAGTTGGGTGATTTTTCTCCTTTAACCCTTTCGGGTGATCCGAGTTTCCCGTTCCTTCAGTCGTTTGCGTCCCATTTACACTCAGGTGTTGATCCCTTTATGGTCTCAATCACCTCAGTTCTGATAATAACATCTACACTTTTATTCGCATTAATACGTCGGATCATATCCTTAGCATCGGTGCAGTGAATACCAGAGTAAAGTAAAAATTCAAACATGGGATGAACGCTCCGTTCCGCGACTTACTTGCGTCCTATGTCAGCGTCTGATTGCATTGACCTTCTAACTTCGATCTAAGATAACTTATTAAGTTATACTTAGTTCTTCGATCAAAATTGTCATCCATAAGGATTTCAATTCTTCTCTGTAGAAACCTTTCACAACTTATGTGCCACCCGTAAGGTGACGCATCATTATGATGGGCAAGGGTTAATGCCAGCAGTATGCTGAGCATGGGATGAACGTACTAGAGTAGTATAACTCCTATACTCTATGTAGTCAAGTAGTTATGTAACTTGTGTTACAATTTTATAAAATCTTAGAAATCAAAAAATTTTGGCGATTTTTTTTCCGCCGATTTTGGAAATTACTTCTCAATTTTGATTTGAGATGGTTATATAGACCTATCCCTACTAAAAATTTCTTCCGCAGACTCATCAGTCTTTATTTCCATGTTCAATGAGTATCTAATTCCGTCGTGAGTTGGTCTATTTGGTTTATGAACCAAATGATTCGCAAAGATTAATAATTCACCTGTGGATACATTATAAACTTCTTCTTTATCATATTCATCATCTATGAAAGAAATACCATCACCCTCACCTACATCTAAGTAGTAAACTCCGTTAATCGTAGAGGTTGAAATATGATTATGGTATACTGATGGTAAATAATACTTTTTTCGATCAAGGTAACAATAACATGTTCTACTATTTCTAAGTGATAATTTAAAATTACCAAAAATAGACTGACATTTTAGAAAAAATTGATCATATAAGTTGGCAAAAAATAAATCTTTGGTATCTATAATAGGAAAATTAAATCCTAAATCATAATTAGCATATTTACGATTCTGTTCTAAGACACTAATTACTGATTCTTTCTGGTCTTTATCAGGATGGTAGAAATCTTTGATGGATATTACATCAATCATTTTTTCTTTTTGCTTTTTGGAGGCTCGTTGCCCCAAAGTTTAGGACTAATTCTACCTTCTGCTTGCTTCATGGTAATGAAACCACTCTTATACTTATCATAATAGTGGTCGAATATTTCTGACTGCTTTGCTGCTATAACAATGTCATAGTAGGATACGTCATCAACTTTATATTCAATTATAAATGCATTGTTTGGCAGTGTCTTATCGTTTGCCAATTCTTGATCACAATTTTCATGGATAATTTTCATAATCTTAGGAACGTCCTCCCCAGTTGATGTCAGTGTATGCTTCAGCAACAATCTCTTTTGTGAGACTGTATTTTGTATCTAACTTCTTATCCTTACAGAGGCAAAGAATTTCTGCTTCAAGAGGATGAAGTCCAGAAAGAACATTAATAAACATGGTCTCTCTACGCAACATGCTTAGAGAATCATTACCACCTTTGATAAAGTTATAAAATTTCTTATACTCAGCACGAATGGTGGTCTTCCCCTGATCATTAGCACCAAGAGATCGAGTATCTAATTCTTCCATTTTATTGACTGCATCAGCGATCTTTTCTGATAGAGTTC